CCTCATTGAGCTTAATGCCGCGCTTCATAGCCTCAGAGCGCACCAGTGCCATAGCGGCAATGCGCTTGGCTTCGCCTTCCTCGCTCTTAAGGGTCTGCTCAACGCTGCGCACCGCCGTGCGGGCAAGTGCCTCAAGCATTGCAAACTGCTCTGTATCCAGGCGTGCCTTCAGGTAGTTAATCACTGCACGGGCTAGGTACCCCAGTGCGCCAATGGCAACCGGCACAAGCCCTACGATTAGGGCATTAAGCAGGTCATTAATTATTGGATTCATCAGGCGGCTCCCCTCTTGCTAATCAACACCATTGCGGGCGGTGTTGGAAACCCAGCATTGCCCTTGCTATCGCGCAAGGTTTTAACTTCCTCAGGAAGCGCCCAGCGCCCCTCTTTGCCCTCCTGCATTGTAGGGCACGCGTACTCCCAAGTTGAGTTGCTATACGCAAGCACCACCCAGTGCCCATAGGTTGCAAGTGGCTGCTTGCGCCAGTAATCGCGCTGCCACTTTGAGCGCAGGCGGTCTGGCACTACCTTTTGACTGGCTTGAATATTTAGGATGAGGATGCTGCCAGCCTTAGTTTCGTTGCTCGCCTCGCTCCAGTCATACACAATGCGAGCCTTAAGCCCAAGAATCTTTGCGGCATCGCGCACCTGCGCGGCGCTCGTGCCCTCAGCGCCGGTTGGCGTATCCACGCGCCCAACCTGCGCACACGCCTTGTGGGCTGCCTTGGTGCTGGTATCAACGCCAAGGGCTGTAGCTGCGGTGGCAAGGCTTGCAGGGCCACAATCGTCCATAGCCTTTACGCCAAGGCGCTCTGCCAAGCCAAGCTGCGAGCGCACCTTGAGAATCATTTGCCTTGCCCCATCATCCACGCGGTGATGCCGCCCAAGCCGGAAACGCCAAGCAGTGCCACCACAAACTTAGCCAAGCGCCACGCACCACGGCTCTCTGCAACCTCTAACTTGATTTCAGAAACATCACGCTCAATGCGCTCTAAGCGCCTAATGATTTCTGCGTTGCTGCTCTGGCTTGTGCGTGGCATTATGCTTCAGGCTCCTGGGCTTCAGGCAGCGGCTCTGGCTGCGGCTCAGTAATCATACCAATAGGCTCCTCAATCACCTCGCTTATGCCGTCAACAATCTCGGGCTGCGAGGGTGGCAAAAAGCCTTGCTCATCGTCCCAGGTTCCGCCAATCCAGATTGGCGCGGTGTCATCTTCAATCTCAAGCATCCAAACAGAGCCAAAAGCAGCGTGCGCCTCATCAAGAAATAACTTCTTTTGGCCATCATTCATTCCATTAGCAATAATGACATTTTGCACGGTACTCTTGTTATCAATAAACGCAATCCGCATTAGCTCACCTCACGCAGTGTAAATGATTATTGCGTACCCTTGCCCACCATTTCCCCCTGACCCCGATTTCAAGTCAAGCGCATCGCGGTTGTAGTTTCCGCTGCTGTTTGATTCAAAATGCACTGGGCCACCACCGCCACCGCCTGCCCCTGATGTTCCGGCAGCGTTGCCACCGTTGCCTGCCGTACCACGCCAAGTAACACCAGCAGCCGTGTTTGATGTTTTCGTGACTGAAACCCCACCACCACCGCCTGCCCCAGCCTGGCCAGATGATGGGGTGCCAGCCACCACGGAAAAGCCGCTTGCAGGCACACTGTAGTAACCAGCCGCCCCAGCCCCTTGACAAAAGTACCCAGAGCCACTTGCTGCAGCGCCATTGCTGGCTGCAGTTCCAACATTGTTAGGTGTTCCAGACACTGCAATGACTCCATTGCCACCAGCACTGCCCGCGCTTGGGTATGCAATAGACCCCTGGTATGGAAGTTTTGTCCAAGTTCCAGTCACAAATGTTGTTGGGGTCACAGTCCCAGCGTTTATGTTGCCGCTGGTATTTGGGGCATCAACCCCGTTTCCACCGTTTAGTGATAGCAACTGCGTGCCCCATACCACGCTGGCATAACTCCCAGCAGTTCCAGCGATTCCGTAGGTTGGATTGCTTCCCTGTGTGTTGGATGCGCCACCACCGCCAGCCCAATAAGTGGTTCCAAATGAGGTGGTGCCACCTGCGCTTGCTGCTCTTGGCGGTTGATTGCTCAGTGCTGTTCCAGTGGTGACTTTTGTAAATATATTTGCTGTTCCACCGCTGCCACCAGCGCCAACACTAATTGTGTATGTGTCAGCATCGCCAATGTATAGGTTTGGCAAATACAGATAGCCACCACCAGCACCGCCGCCACCTCCGGCTTGCCTCGTCCCGCTGGTGTTTTGTGCAACCAAGCCCCCGCTTGCCCCGCCACCGCCGCCGCCAACTAATACTAGCGTTACATAGTCAACGCCCACTGGTCTGCTCCAGGTGGTGCTGCTTGTATATGTTTCTGCGATTACAAAAGATTGCCCACCACCACCCTGTGATGTCTGCAGCAGGATGGTGTTGATATCAAATGCAATGCCGCTGGTAACGGCTGCCGTTGCCGTCAGCGTAAAGGTCAGGTCAACATAGGCTGCAGAGATTCCAACCGCCGCCGTGCCTGCGGTGGTAAAGCCAGTAATGCTACTAACCGTGCCGTTATCAAACACCGTGCCGATTGCCTGCGTGCTGAGCTGTGTGCCAGTGTGGTCATAATAGGTGGCTTGCAGCTTGAGATTGCACTGCGTGGTGCTTGAGTATGTGCCAACCTTTTCAAGCGTGGCAATAGCCTTTTGGCGCAGCGAAAGGTTGTCATCAGAAATAACTGCTGAGCGCGTGGTGATGCTTAGCGTATCACCGCTTGCCGCAGTACCTGGGCTCATCCTCAGCGCATAAGTATTGGTGGTGGTATCAAAGATGACTTGCGCCGTCATTATTCCATCGGAATCGTCAATTGGCGCAGACCAATACGGCAGCGGGTTTTCGTTACTAATTACATCCTCAACCGTTGGCGGGAGCAAGTTGAAGGTACCGTTTGCAACGCTAAAGAGCGTTTGCGCAAGCGCAGCAGGGCCTAGCGGTGAGCCGCCAAACTCATTGTCAGCGCTGATGACTGGGTTGCCAGATGAGTCAAAAACACCGCCGCTGGTAGTTGCAGCAAAAGACGCATCAGCTCCAAAGCGTGGCATTTATCTCCCCCTATTTAGCAAGTTTGTCAGGATGCTTGCCGGCTTGCGGTTGAATGTAACCGTAATATAGGAAGTAAAGCTGCCAGGCTGAAGCCCCCAATCCACCTGCTCAATGCGGTACAGGCCGCTCAAGCCAAGCTCAGCGCAGGTGATGTCAACCCACTGCCCAGGCTTCCAGCCCTCAACTAGGGCAAAGGTTGATGCACCAGTTTGCGCATAGCCGCTGTTATAGCCATATTGGTTAAAGGATTGCGTGCCTCGCCCGCGTACGGTGAATGAGCCACTAAGGATGGGCTTGTGCCGCTCTAGGAAAAAGGCGGTAGCTACGCGCCCAACCTCAGCCTGCACATTGCTGCTGCGCGTTGGCGCTTCAATCACATCGTCAAAGCGTGGTGAGAGCGGGCGCAGCGTATAGCCGCTGTCAATGTAGTTGAGCACCTTGGTTGCCGCTGGCTCATTGGTGACTGAGGATGCGATAACCAGCGCCTCTTTGGTGGTGCGATAATCCCAGTCAAGCACAAGGTTATCAACAAAAATAGTGGCTGCCGCAGTGGTGGTGTTGGGGTTTTGCGTGCCGCTCGTAATAATCTTGTATGGAGCGGTGGCATAAGTGGGCACAGCGGTTGGGTCAGTCAGTAAGTAATTGAGCCGCCCTGCGGTATCAACATAATAGCGGCGCTCTTTGGAATCCATACCGCTGTATGTTTCAACGATTGAATCAAGCGCCGCCCGCAGCGTGCCCGCAGGAAATGCAATGCCAGCCTGGTTTGGTTTCGTGCTGCCAACAATCTTGGTGGTATTTGTGGTTTTGAGCAGTCTGTTTAGCGTGTAGTCATCGTTTTTATTTGCAGAAACCACGCCCAGCATCTTGGTGACGGCTGATGTTTCGGTTTCGTTTCCGTTGATTCCAATGCTGGATTGCCCCGCGCCAGAGGCTGGGGTTACCGTGCTTGAGCCTACGGGCTCCATTCTGATATACGCGCCTGGCGTGCTGAATGTGCCCCAAGTTGTTACCCTCGCCCTTGCAAGAGTAACGGTAATTGATGCTGTGCCTGATGACTGCACAGAGTCACCGCTAAAAACTTGTGAGTCAATCAGGCGCTCTAGGGTGTCATTAGTATTTTTAACGCCTACCACCTTAATAGTTTCCCCGCCTTTCAAGCCGTGCGCCTCAGCAAGTGTGAGCTTCACCTGATTTGCTGAGCGGGCGCTTGCTCGCTGCGCGGCAGTAATGTCAATTTCACTAACGCCGCTGCTGTTAGTGCCAGTTTGATTGAAGGTAAAGGTGGTTGGTGTTGGCACGGTTGCAATCGTAAAATTGCCGTTAAATGATGTGCCAGAGCCACCAAGCACATTAGTGATTGTGACAGACATACCAACAGAATAATTATGATTTGAAACGGTGCGGATTGTGGTGACATTGCTGGTGCGCGTTACGCCACCACGCGCCTCACTCGCAATGCCCTTGGCACTTACCGGCTTGCCAAATACCACCAAGCGGTCAAGCGCGGAGTTGACATCAGCGAGCGTAATATTCGCCATCGTGCCCTGCCCAGAGCCGCTGAGTTGCGCGTTAACGCTGGATAGGGTACCCAAAAAGAGCACATCAGTGCCATCAGTGGCTGGCGCGGTGCCCGTATCTTTTTGGATAAGGCGCACGCGCGCTTCATCAGGGGTGAGCAGCCACCACGGCCCTGCGGTTGGCGTGTCATCCTGCAGCACCATAAAACTCATTGTTGCC